CCATCAGCAGTTGCTATTAGTCTATCACCTTTGTTAACCGCACCTACTACTTTAACTTGTAACCTACCTTTTAAAGCAACAAATTGTCCGCCTGCTAAATGTGCATTCATCATGTATGCTGGACTTGGAGATATAACTCCTAATGCTCTGTCACCTTCTTTGCATGCTGTTACTTCTTGTGCGCCGCCTACGCTAACAACTGTACCATCTTCATAATTTTTATCAGTTAGGTATTTCTCTGCTAAGTCTGCGTATCTTGCTGAAGTTGCTGTTCCTTCGAATAATACAGCCTCTAAGTTACCTGAACTATCTCTTGCCGCTACTGTGCTTGCTACAGGATCTGTATCTGCAACTCTATAAGTACCATCAACGTTAAGTTTATCTGCATTGTCTGCTATACCTATAAATTGATTTGCTGTAATATCTCCATTTACATCTCTAACTGGAATAGTTGGAACTAATGGACTTGGTACTGAAATTGACGGAGCAATATTGTTTAAATTATTTGAATTTGAAGCAGTTCCTGTTACGTTACCACTTACGTTACCAACTAATGTTCCTCTAAGTTGTGCGCCTGCATAACCAATTTCTTTAGTTGATGCATCAATCATAACCTGTGTATCATTAGCAATTACGTTTCCTTTAACTGAACCTGTTACATTTCCTGTTACATCGCCTGTTAAATTTGCTGTAATAGTATTTGCATAGATGTCTCTCCACTTATATGAAGATTCACCTAAATCAAATGTTGCACTTGTGCCTGGTCTTAAAGATGATAAAGTTACTTGTGCAGTTTTATAATCCACGCCGCCATCTGTAACAACTAAGTCAATTGGGTTTCCTAACAAACTGTTTATTCTAGGTTCATCAGCACTGTTAATGTAGATGTGTAAATCTCTTTGATCACCAATTTTTAATCCTGGGTCATCATAAAATACAGTACTTGTAAATTCAACTGTACCTTTAGTAATATAATCACTTGCTTGTAAGCCGCCAAGTCTTAATGCGTTTGAAGATGTTCCCCAGTACACATAATCGTCTGCGCTGATTCCATTTGTATCTGTGTTTGCAAGTGTTAATCCTTTTTTGATTGCTGTAAAGTCATCAATTGGATTTACTGAACTGTTTAATGTAAATGCTGTTTGTGATGCAATAGCAACAGTTTTTCCGCCTGCTAAAACTTTAAGTATTGAATGGTTTGCATTGCCGCTGTCTTTAACAACTTGTGCTACAACACCACTTGTACCTAAGTCTGGACTTGCTTCAGGCCCAATTAAAACAAATGAGCCGCCATCATAAGCGTACATTTGTTTTGCTGATGTGTCCCACCAAAAATCACCTACGCCTAATCCGCCTGGCGCAGTTGCACTTATTTCAGCACCTGATGCTGATTTAAATTTTGTACCATCATAAAATTTTAATTTTTTGTTTCCGCTATCATACCAAACTTGTCCTTCAATTGCTTTAGGAGGAGCAGTAGTATTGGCAAAGTTTTCAAGTATGTGTAAGAAATTTTCGTTTTGTACTTCACCATATCCAGCATAATTTTTACCAACAAATCTTAGATCTGTGGTTGTATCAATAGTACCATCCGCTACAGATGTTAAAAAAGTTCCGTTAAATTTATCTACTTGATATGCCATGTATTTTTCCTAGTTTGTAACTATATTTATTCAATATCAACAACTCTCTGTGCTGCTGCTTCTCGTTGATTTTCAAGTTCTGTGTATTGATCTTCAGTCAAAGTAGTAGCAATACCAAGGTGTTTTTGCCTAATATGGCGCAATACCTTCCAGTCTGTTGAATTTAAAAATTCTCTCTCTTGACCATTTTCTTCAATTGTATTTTCACGTCTAATAACCTGTTCAGTTTTAAGTGTAACACTCTGCGTTGGAACATCAAAAATGTGTGTTCCTGCTTCTAGTTGATCAGCCTTTTCATCAGTTATTTCAACAACAGTAACACCTGATGGTACCTCAGGTTCGTAACTCATTAATGATGTTACTTCGCCGGCTTCTATACAGATATATTTCATATTAACTCCATACTCCTAAGTAATTAGCCGCAGGTTTGCTTCTTTGTTCTGTGTTTTGTACGTATACTCTTATTCTATTACTCAAATATGTGTATGTACATCTTAAACTATCATTACCATCTACACCACCTGCATAATGAATAGTTCTTATTGATGGAATAAATGCTATTAAGTTAGACATAGATTTTCCTGACGGTGGATACACATCAAAGTAGTTAGATCCATTATTAAAACTACCTACTTGGTTAGTGTAACCTACTGCTGACGATGATCCTGAAACAATTGTATATCCAGAACTAGCATCAACATACTGTTTTGTAGCAGCATGCATTGAACTTGTAGGATCTGCTGAAAGCGTTAACCTACCTGTCATTGTTCCGCCTGCTTTAGCAACTGCATTTGGATCTGTTGCTGTTACTGTAATGTTGCCACTGTTATCAAATACAACACCGTTAATTGTTCTGCTACCGCTTAGTGTATCTGCTGTTGTTGCTGTTGTTGCATTTCCTGATAATGATGCAGTAATTGTGCCTGCTGCAAAATTTCCGCTGCTATCTCTTGCTACAACTTTACTAGCAGTGTTTGCTGTGGCTGCATCAACTGCCCAACTTTGTGTTGATAACCCATCATAATTATTTCCTGTAATATAATTGCCTGGGATAATTTCTGCTAAACTAGGTGCTCCCCATTGCACAGTCGAGCCTGTCGATTTAAGAACTTGGCCTGACGCTCCGATAGGAAGCAACGCAGTTGCGCCAGACGCAGTCTGGTAAGCAACGGAGCCTGCGGCTCCGCCTGCGATATTTGTAGCGGTTGTTGCTGAAGTGGCTGTATCTGCATTGCCAACTAAAGCACCATTGAATGTGTTTGCATGAACATTGTCAAATCTTTTTGTACTCTTACCAAGGTCTAGTGCTTCATCCACATTAGGAATAATTGCACCTTTTGGTCCATATCCTGATGACACCGCACTATCTGGTGAAATTAAATCAACTACTGAAGTATCTGTACCATCGTCTGCAACCAATCTCATTAAACGTGTTGCTGTTGTAGTTGATCCAGCGCCGCCTGCTGCAATTGTATGGTTAGTGCTTACAGTAATTGTACCGTTAACTACTAGACTTGTAAGTGCGCCTACGCTTTCTAATTGAGAAGTTACAACGTTTGCCGCAAGTGCAGTATCAGTAAGTGTTCTTGCACTTGCTGGAACTGTAATATCTGTTTGTCCGTCAAATGGTACACCGTTTATATCTCTTGCTGTTCTTAATTTTGTTGCACTAAACGCATTACCTGTTAGAGTTGCGCCTATAAATCTATTTGCTTCAACTTCGTTAAATCTTGATGTACCAGACTCTGCTGTTACATTACCTGTAACATTACCTGCTAGGTCAGCAGTGATAAGTCCTGCACTGAATCCTCCGCTGGAGTTTCTTGCTACAACTTTTCCTATTGTGTTTGCTGATGTTGCATCAACTGACCAATTTGTTGTTGCACTGCCGTTAAAGTCGTTACCTGCAATATAGTTGCCTGCTGTTAAATTGTGTGTTGTAGTTGCAGTGATGTCAATATTTTGTGTACCATCGAAGCCAACACCGTTTATCTGTCTAACAGTTTTAAGTGCTGTTGCAGTATCTGCATTTCCTTTCAACGCACCATTTACAAAATATTCAGAACTTAGTGTAATTCCAAGACCAACTGTAGTAAAACCTGTAATTGCTGCACTAGAATCTATTGTAAATGCATTTGTTGATACTATACCAACTATAATGTCAGCAACTGTAATTAATATTACCGGATAATCTGTTCCTGTATCTGCTCTAAGTGTAGTACTTCTTGCTCTAGTAACTCCGAAACCTTCTGCTGTTTCTGGACCTACAAATACCCAACTTGTTCCGTTATAGGTATGTAAAGTATTTGCACCTGACTTATACCAAAATGCACCAAGTTGTGGATCTGCCGGTTCTGTTTCTGAAATAGTTGCTGCGCCAACTTCTGACCAATTAGTACCGTCATAAACTTTTAGTACAGGTCCTGTAGTGTCCCACCATAACTGGCCGCTTACTGGTTTATTAGGAGCAGTAGTATTAGAAAAATTTTCAAGTAAGAACAAGAAGTTTTCATTTTGAATTTCTCCGTAACCGATATAATTTCTACCAACTAGTGTTATACTAGAAGTAGTATCAATTGTGGAGTCTTGCAACGTTGTAAACGCTGTTCCATCACTTCTGTTAATTACGTATGCCATATTCGCTCCTAATTATCTATGGTAATGACACTTCAGACACAAACGACCATGCGCCTGCCACAAGTTGGAAAGTTTTAATAACTCTCAAAGTTGTAACTGCTGGTGCAGCAATTGTCGCTGTGCTAAATGCAAGTTGTTGTAAAGCAGATGCTGATCCGCCTCCTGTTAAATCAAAGTCATCTCTTGTTTCTGCCCTTAATGGGTTGATTTCTAAACTTGTTGTACTGTTCTGTAATGTTGTACATAGTATTCTTGCAAGTGTACCATTTCTAAAATCTGCAGGTGGTGCTAACTGTGTTAGTATTGTACCTGAAATATAACTGTTAGGCTTACCATCCGATAAGTCCATGCTAAATGCAAGACTTCTAGTTTCAATAGTGTTATCAACATATTCTTTTGTTGCAGCATCTTGTGCATCTGTTGGATCTAATAGTCCAGTAATTTTAGGACTTCCTATTAATGCTACATTTCCGTTTCCGTCGGGTGCTATCTCTAAATCACTATTTGATATTAAAGTTGTAATTCTTGGTTTACTACTACCACTATCAGTTTCTAGTTTAAAATCTGCTGTTGGCGGAGCAGAACCAATGTTAACAACATTCTGTGTACCAAAGGAAGTAACACCTGGAATAGCAGTAATACCTGCACCAAGGCTTGTTCCATTTAGCACTGTAACACCATCAATCTTAAATGCTTTTCCTGAAGCAAGATTAATATGTTCTGAACTTGTCCATGCTTGTGCTGCAAGATCCGGAGTTCTTGCTGTTCCTGCTAGTCCTAAATTACTCCAAAGAAACACATGATCTATATTTCCTGCTGGTCCTTTGAGTACTATACCACCACCATCAGCAACTGTATCTGAGTTTGTTGCAGTGTCACCTGTATTTGCTAATTCGATTTGTTTGTTTTCGACTACTAGGTTTTGTGTATTAAGGCTAAGGATGTCTCCGTCTTCAATAGTTAATTGTCCCCTAATAGTAGTGTTACCTTTGATTTCAACGCTTCCGCCGAATACTGCTTCACTTGTTGGAAAATCTTCAAATACACTAAATTTTCTATCGGTTGAATCGATATTTAATGCTTCTTCTTGTACAATACCTTTTCTAACATTAAAAGTTATTCCTTTATCTGATGCTGTGTTACTGAAAAACAAATTACCGTCAGCAACTGTAATATTACCTTGGTCACCTGCACCAAAAACAATACCTAAGTCTGAATTAATTCTAACTTGCCCTGCAAACTGATTTGAAGTATCACGTCTTGCATATGTAGTAGCATCAACGTTACCTAGTTTATCACTGTTTGTTGCTGTTACATCAAACTTCATTCCTGCAAGTGTACCTTGATTGAATCCAGGTTCTATACTTCCAGTAAATCCTTCAATAGCATTCTTAGGTGTAAATGAATCTTTAGAAAATATTCCTAATAAAATTCCGTTGTTGTATAAACTTGTAACAACACGTGTCTGGTTAAGTGAGTCTAATATACTTGTTACTTTTATTCCACTCAATCCTTGTAATTCAGAATAATCAGGACCTAAAAGTATAATATTAGCGCCATCAAAAAAGTATAACTGTTTGTCTGTATCATTGAACCATAAGTCTCCAACACCTAAAGTTGAAGGTTGTGTATTACTAATTGTAGCACTACTTACAGGCACAAAGGCTGTACCACTATATACTTTTAATTTGTTTTCTGTTCCATCAAACCATATTTGACCTTTGATAGGATTACTAGGTTGTGTTGTACTCGAAAAGTTTTCAAGTAATTTTACAAAATTTTCATTTAGTGATTCGCCAAATCCACTATAGTTTTTACCTATAAGTGTTAGATCAGTGGATAGCGTATCTATCTGGCCGTCAGCAACTGTTGCTACAATTGTTCCGTCTGTTTTATTAACTTGATATGCCATTCTTAGTTCCTATGTCGTTGTAAATGCAGGCGGACCTGATCTAATTATATAATTTATTGTTAAGTATGGATTCATAATACCAACTGGTGAACTTAAAGTTGTTCCTGTAGGAGTTTTAATTGGTCCTGAGTCTGGAAGATACTGTGCTTCACCTGGGTTATTTGGTCCTCTACCTGATGTTGAACTAACTGTTGGTGCAGTATCAACTCTTACCGCAGCAAATTGTTCTCCATCTGCAACCATACTGTGTGTATGATCTGGTAAATTCGAAAGATTTAGTGTTACAGAACTACTACCGCTTGATGCTGAAAGTGTTTCTGGTTCAGTACCACTGATTCTTGCAGGAACCGGTGAACCGCCACCGTTATCAACAAACCCACCTACGTCATTTGGTACTGTGATATTGTTATCCATGTTATGACGTCCAAGTGCAAATCTACCTCTTAGATCTGGCACTCTAAAAGTTTTACCTACAGCACCATTAAGTGATGCTGATCCGTTATATGTTGTTCCTATAACATCATACAATGCTCTAAATTTTGCAATTTCAACTTCGCCACCGTCGCAAAGTAGGAAACCGTATGGTACATTTGCTCCAGCATAAGGAAGTATTCCGCCTAACGGTATACCTAAATCACCTACAAACGTATCTCTGTCCTGTTTTAATAGTCCTGTTGACGTGCTTCCTGTTAAAGGATTTGCTCTATAAACAAGTATTTGATCATTTTCACCTGAAACATTAGGTAATGGTTCATTTTTACTTGTAATAATATTCGCTGTTAATTGTGTATTAAAAACTTTAGGATCGCCAATACCATCAAATGTAAATCCACTTGATACAACATCACCCGCTATTGTAAAATTAGTTACATTTTTTAAGTTTGTTGCAGTGTTTGCATTTCCTGTGATATTACCACTAATTGTACCTTGGATTTCGTCCGCTATTACTTTCTTGGCTTTGATGTTATTCCATCTAAGTGCATCAGCACCTAAGTCATAAGTTTCATTAGCATCAGGGTATATATTAGTTGCACTAATTGTTCCTGTGACGTTTAATCCTTGTCCTACACGCAATGTTTTCTTAATAGAAACACCACCTTCTGTACGTATTGCACCAGTTGACAAGTTGATAGCATCATTTGTATTAGAAAGAATTATACTTCCTGTAACACCTATGTCGCCACCGACGTCTAATGCATTACTAGGAGCAGCAATGTTGATACCGACCTTATCGTCGATTACTCTAAGAATAGTATCAGGAATACCATTTCTATTAATCTGTAAATCTATTGAACTACCTGCTGCACTATTGTAAATTTTTGATGATGTTGCAGATGTAGTTAATTGAAAGTTTCCGTCAAGTCCAATTGTAATACCTGTATTACTTCTAACATTAAATCCTTGTTCGGTTGTGTTAGTAGTATCACTTCTTAAAAACTTTCCTGCTGCAACTTCTGTGCCACCAATGTTTAGTGCATCTGCATTTTTTGCAGTACCTATAAGTTTAGGAAGAGCTCCTCCTAAAAATATTGTTGAAAATTCTGCTTCTTCAGCACTGTTTGCAGGTGTAGCAATATTTAAACCTGATTTGATTTGATCAAATCCTTTAATCTCAATTTTAGGTGTAAATGAATCTCTAGATAAAATTACAACTGGTGTATCTGCAATGTAAAATGTTAAAACGTTTTTGTCAAAGTTATCTTGGTCAACAATTTTTTCTACTGCCGGACCGTATCTCTTACCGTCAATTGAACTTTCACTAGGTCCAACTAGCAACCATCTACTACCTGTATAAATTCTTAACTGTTGATTTGTTGTATCAACCCAAAGTTCACCTACCTTACTAGTTTCTACACTAGGCTCTGTTGGCCCTTTCTGAATGTTTGATGCTGCTTTCCAACTAGTGTTGTCATATAATTGTAATACACCATTTGTTGTATCATACCACAACTGTCCCTCGACAGGATTAACTGGCTGATTAGCACTTGCAAAATTTTCTAGTAAGGATAAAAAGTTTTCAGCAATAATTTGTCCGTATCCAGTTACATTTCTACCTGGAAAAGTTATACTTGTGTCATTGCTTGATGTGTTATCAAAAACAGTAATTGGGGATTTGTTGTCTCTATCCGTAAAATTTACAATATATGGCATCTATTATCCCTCATTAAAACCTGTTAAACTTTGTATTCTAACTGTGTAATCAATTTGAAGCAATCTGTTCAGTGATTTTTGCACTGGGTGGAAAATAACATGTGTTAAAAGTTTTCCATCACCTGCAGGATTGTAAGATTTAATACCTAATTCATCAAAAACAAAGTTACCATCTAAGTTTACACTGTTATCAAACGCTTCTTGATCATCTGGCTCACCATAATCTAGCAAACATGATATAATAATGTCACTATATGTAGCACCACTAATATGTCTAACTTCCATTTTGTTTCTAGTTGTATCACTGTTTGCAATTGCATTCTGATCTACTACTTTTGTAAATGTTTGATTATATAAACTTGAATTAATACCAACTGTATTTGGAGTAAGATACGTAATTAATCCTGTAGGATCAACACTTGTACCACCACTACCAAACGCCATTTCATATATAGTACCTAAACCTTGGTTGGATAATGCTTGTACCATTGCAACACTCATGTTTTCATAGTGTATTGCATTACGTTTATCCTGGAAAACTTCTCCTGATTCAGGATCAAATATCTTAATATGTCCTTCAAAATGGAACCCGCCGGTTTCATTTACCGTAGGTTTTTTGTCTTCTTGTACTTGTTTTTGGTTATCTGGCATATTGTTCTCTTCGTGTTTCATAGTGTATTTATTCAGGTAAACTGGTAGTCTTGGCAGCAATGAACTTACTAATTGCTGTATTATTATCTAATAGTGTAACTCCATTACTTGCAGTAGTTAAACCTTTATCATACCATGTGTTTCCTGTCCTTTTTATTACAGTTATACGTGTTCCTGCTGCTGGTGCTGCTGTTAGCCTTATATAAGGATTAACACCGTCTACAGCAAATTCTGCTTCTAATTCTCTATCTGCTCCTGGGCTTACTGGGCCAAGAGATTCATCATATACAGTTAAAGGTGTTTTACGTAACCTAGTTCCGCCAACAAACACTTCTACTATATCACATCTACCGTAATCTGTTGGAATTGTTGTAGCAGCCCATGTACCTACAGTACTCTTAGTTGGTACAAAATCTAACGGTCCTATTAGACTTGAACTTCCATCACTTACAAAATCAGTTCTTTCTTGACTGTCTGTATAAGGAATAACTTCATTTGGTCCAATATCAGCAACACTAGAACCTGCAACGTGCAGTTCTTTAATTGCTGTACCGTTTACACCTCTACGCAATTGACTAATTGTGTTGTTGCTCTTGCTAAGATATTCTATTCTTTCACCATCTATCTCAACAACACCTGCAATATTTCTGTTTGCCACAGGATTATATAAATTACTAGCATCAGTAAGTTCTATCTTATCATCATAATAATTCAAATCTGAAGTCAAAGTAATTTTGCTATTAGTTGCGTATCTATTGTATCTGTAAACATTTAGCATGTCTTTGCTTATTTCGTATGAGCTAGGTAGTTTGTAAATATCTGCACCAAATGTTGTAATAGTAATTGTATCATTTTCATCTGAATCAACTTCTAAATACACAACACCTCTTGGCAATGAGATAGTGTAATCTGTATCTCTAACAAGTCTGACTCCGTTTTTGTAAACCCAAACATAAGAAATTCCTAGTGGAGCATACGGAAGTTCATAATTAACTTTGCCGCCTGTATTTCTATCGCTGTAGATTTCCATACTTGGATATTCACTAAACCATGTTACTTCTAATGTGTCTCCTGGGTTGTAAGATACTGCATCATCAATTACAATTCTGTTTGCACTAATAGAAAATTCAGCACGTAAATCATTTTCAATTTTTATAACATCGCCTACATTTAAAGAATCTGTATTAATTGTTAAAAGTTTTGATGTACCGTCATAAACATAATCTTGAATAAATGTTTTCAATTCGCTGTTAATATAAACTTTAATATTCGCTGAAAGAATTGCACCAGATGCTTCTAATGGATCTTGTCCAAGAGTAAATGAATTTGTAACTCCGTCATAAACTGAATAAACAGTATCTGGTCCTTTAAGTTTGATATTATTAATTTCAACAATCATAGAGGATATAGAACTCTCTCTAGTAAGTTGCACAAAATTATCTAAGTCATAAATTTTATCATTAGTAAGTGTAGTTGTTTGTCTGTTTACTCTTACTAATCCTAGTTGGCCACTATCAATATTTTCGCTGGTTTGGAAAACAACTATTTTGATGATACTATCTTTTGCAGGAATTTCACCAAACTGTACTAGACTTCTTCCAACAGTATCAACAGTGTCTGTGCTATCACTAAACACAGCATCTTTAGCAACTCCGTCAATAGTAACAAATATACTACTTGTCAAAGAGTAAGGAGCATCTGTTAAGTACAGACCTGTTTCACCGTCTGCTGTAAACTCTTGATAGTCTAATAATCCAACTCCGCCGATACCAACTGATATAATTTCAATCTTATTATCCGTAGCCGGTGCAGTAGTAAATTCTATAGTTTTATTTGTAGCAGTATAATCTGTGTTTAATACTTTTTTGATTCCATCTACATAAACTAATAACGAAGTATCTTCAATTATATCTTGGCCTATTTCATATATTGTAGTGCTGCCGTCACCTTTAAAAATAGTTGATTCAAGAGGTGCTGCGCCGTTGTTAGTTGTTTGAAATACTTTAATACTTAAATTATCAAGTACCTGTCCAGGTACATTTTCTTCTGGTGACGGTACTTGTTCAGGACCTATATACTGACCGCCTGTAATTTTTATTTCTTCAACTGTTAATCCTGTTGCAGTCGCATACGCACCGTCTATTGCAGAAAGGCTGCCGCCAGTTAGATTAGTATCTACAATATTAGGATCTGTAATTGTTACGGCGCCATCGCT